TATTCAAGGTCTGCCCCTGCGGCAGACGATCCGTTACGCGCGACGACGACCGTTGCGGTAGTAGAACTGTTCGTGCGCCGCAAGCGAGGCGTCATCACCCGGCGGTTCGTCACCACCGCGCATCGGACCTGTCCGCACCGGATTAGGCGGGCGTGGGACCTGAGATGTCATCACGGGCGCAGTAGCCGATCCGGTGCCGGCAGCTACACTGCGCGTGGAGGGAGACGGCGCAGCGAGGTGCTGCGAAATGAGCGCGAGCGTTTCGAGTTGGTCGAGCGGCGACTGCGCGAGCACGCGCGGGAGCTCGCCGGGATTCTTTTGAAAGTAGTAGAGCACGTCGGCGCCGGTGCGGTGTTCCCAGACCCAGCGGTCGATCAGCGAGCCCTGCGGAATCGCGGAGGGCGCATTGAGCGCAACCTCGTTGAAATCCGGATAGCGGGCCTGCGCGCCGGCCACTTTCTCTTGGAAGGTCTGCGCGAACTGCCGCTGGGCCTGTTGCTGCTGCTGCTGCTCCTCGCGGCGCTGCCAGGTCCAGTTCGCCATCGCTTCCGCGTGCCGCTCGACGGCCAGGTTGTAGTCTTCGTCGGGCTTTAACTGGTCGATGAACCCTTGGAGCCGCGGCGCCTGCGTCGGCGCCGCAGCGCGCGGCTGGGCGGGCGCGGGCGCGGCGGCCGGTGGTGGGGCGGCCTTGCGCAGCGACTCGAGCTCCGCTTCACGCTCACGCAGCTTACGCGTCAGTTCGTTAATGCGGGGCGCATCGGCCGGCGTCGCGGCGTGGCTTTTCGCGCGCTTACCGGATTTGAAGCGGCCTTGTTCATCGCGCTCGCCCGCCGCCGGCTCCGCGTCGTCGGCGCTTGAGGTCGCGGACGGCTCTGGCGCGGCGGCGGCGGGCGTGTCGCGGTCAGTCTGCCCGTGGAACTGTTTTTCGTGGTCGCTCAGCGACAGTTCAGCCGGTTCGGCGGGCGGGCCGCCGGCATCGGGACTCGGAACGGGCAGATCGTCGGCCACGGATGGCCTGTAGTCTGCGCCCGTGGGGCGGGCAGTGTCAAGAATTTGACGATGTCAAGACCTTGACGATCCGCCGGCTGCCAGGCCATCAGGGCGCCGGCCGCTATACTGGATGGACGTATGTCTGTCATTGACGAGCGCGAGCGATTCAGCTTCCCCCGTAAAATGAGCGCCGGCATGGCCCGCCACATGAAAAAACGCTGCTATAGCGTGCGTGCGGAGAAGTGTCGAGCGGCCGGCGACATGGAAGGCTACGCTCGCTGGACCAAAGAAGCCGACGAACCCCTCAGTCTGTCGGCTGGTCGACCACCGATTGCCATCGCCGATAGGCGGCCAGACCGATAGGCGTGGCTAGTAACCCGGTCAAGAGCTCCGCATCGCCATTCCGGAGGCGCTGCTCCATCTCGGCAACGGTGATGCCCCAGGCTTTCGCCTTTTCCGCGACCATCTGATCGAAAATCCCGGCGAACCCTTGCGACGTGGTCGGAATGGTGTGCGCCGGATGCTTCATGCCGTAGAGCTCACCCGTGCGCTTAATCGTGTCGCCAATCCCTTCCCAGACGTAGGCACTGAAGCGCCCGAGCGGCATGTTGTGAGACTTGGCGCCTGTCCGCACGGCATTTTCAATTTGCGCATAGGGGCTAACGCTCTTCGTGCCCATCGTGCCAGGCACCTTGTCTTTGGTCGGCGACACGAAAATGCCCTTATCCCAATCTTCGGCGAGCTTCGCGAAGCGGCGATCGTAGACGCCGACATCGACACCAGTCAGCGCGTGAAACATGTCGTTGACTTTGTCTTTCTGGAGTTTGTCGTAGAGCTCCTGCGCCTCTTGTTCGGTCGGCGCATGGGCGGCGGCTTCCACCCGTTGCAGATTCGGTGCGCGCGTCGCTTCCATCGGCATCTGTGTGCCTGGTGCATTGAAATCGCCAGGGGTCATCGCGCCCATGCTGCCCGGTCGTGACCCGACCGCTGTGTCTGGGATGCGGAACCCAGGTTGGATGATCGGTTCGTTTTTGATTAACCGGCGGAGATATTCAGAGGCGCTGCGCAAGTTATGCACCGGGGCGCTGGCCGGCGAGGTCGAGGCCAGGAATCCAGCCAGCGGCGCGACCCGCTCCTTCCCATACACCCGCTCGAGCGGCCCGCCATACAAATTCCACCACTCTTTGCCGTTCATCACCGGCACGCCGGCCGTATACATCTCATCGAGGCGCTTCTGAAATTCTGGACCGTTGAGAAATTCAGCGAGATTACCGACCGGCACATCGCTGCCCTGCTTCAAGTCAAATACGGCCTTTTGCGCCTTCGGCCACTCGCCGGTCACTGGGTCGCGGACAGTCGTTGATGGCTGCGTCTGGATTTCCCCGAGCTTGACCGCCTGGCGGGCCGTCTCGGCTTTCTGCGATACATCCAGATAGACCAACCCATTCGGCTTATCAACCCACGTCCCCACATAGAGGTCAGGGTTGTTCACCAAGGCGTCGGCGTGCTGCTCCATGAAACGACGCACGGCGGCGGGCGTAAACTTCGCGAGCGGAATCTCTGCCGTCTTCCCGCTTTGGTTGGCATATTTCCCGACCATAAAACCCGTATGCCCAACGTCCTCGATTTCGCCAGTCAAGGGGCGAATGGTCAACCCACCATTCGTCATGGTGCTCTGGTGAATGGTGTTCGCCATCCGGTCTAAGGCCGTCGCCGGACCCGTCTCGGCGCCGGCAAGCTGCAGCGGGGCGTCCGACTTGTCGAGCGCCTTGCTGACTTGCGGCCAGCGTTTCGCGAGGCCGGCGGCTTCCCGCTCGGCCCGTTTCGCGGCAGCGGCTTCTTGCGCCGCGCGTTTCGCCAACGTCCCGCCTGCTTCGGCCTCCGCGCCCGCGGCGCCCGCGCCAGGCTCGAGCGGGCCTGGATAGAGGATGCCGAGCCGATCGCCCATGTCGCGCGTGTCCTGGCCCTCAGCCATGCCCCTGAGATTGGAGGCACCAAGAAGGTCGCCCAGTTGACCGGGCAGCGAGCTCGCCGCCGTGGCGTAGGCATCGCGGATGCGGTCACGGATCGCCTCGCCATAGGTGCGCGCGCGCATCGTGGGCGTCGCGTGCGTGAGCGGCGGGCCGCCAGCCGGCAGGCCGCGCACTTGGTTCGCGAAGCCAGAGTTCGGGTCCGCGCCGATCGAGGCCGCATGTTGAAACGCGCGCTCGATGCGATCGGGCTGCACGACCGCGTTGCCCTGCGCATCCTTCTCGTTCTGGCCCTGGAACACCGTCCGCACCACGGCGTTCCCTTGCGGGTCCTTTTCGTTGGACCCCTGGAACAGTGCGTGGACCTGGCCCTGTTTGCTGGATCAGCAGCTGCGCGCCGAGCTCGGCGTCCGGCCACTCGCCATACGCCTCCGGATTCTGCTCCTTCGCCACGCGCCCAATCGCCGCCGCGAGCTCGGCGAGGTCCATCAGAATCCCCCTTACACGGCCCCTGCGGGCTCAGGCGCGGCCTGTTGCGCGGCCTGGGCCTGTTGCGCCTGCTGCCCCTGCTCGAGCGCCGCCGCGTGGGCCTGCGCGCCCATCGCCGCCTCGTGCTGCTGATCCATGCCGGCCTGCGCCGCCTCGTGCTGCTGATCCATCATCGTCAGCGCCGCCTCGTGCTGCTGCGCGCCCACCCGCGCCCGCTCCTCGAGGAACAGCGCCATCCGGTCGACCTTCGCGCCGAGCTCGGCGACGGTGATCTTCGTCTCGCGGTCGAGCGCCGCAATCCGCTCGCGCGATTCGAGCTCCATCTGCGTGCGCCTGAGTTCAGTCGTGTATTTCGCGTTGTCGCTCTGGATTTCCTGCGACGCATGTTGCAGGAGTTTTTCGGCGTCATTCAACCGCTGCTGGAGCTGCTGCATCTGCGCCGCGATCGGCGGCGGAATCGCGCCCTGGCCTTGCGCCTGCTGCGTGAGCATCTGCTGGATCGGTGGCGCCAGCATCACCTTCGCGCGCTCGGCCATCTCGAGGTGGCCTGGCCCGTCTTGGTTTTTCAGGAACAAGTCGCCAAACCACGTAATGAGCTGCGGATTCGCCTGAATCAGGTCGGCCATCATCGAGGCCTCTTCCTGCCGGCGAGAATCGAAGGCTTTGGTGACGCGCACGACGACGTTGAAGGTGGCGTCCGGCGTCAGCGTGTAGACGGGCGGCGTCGGCGGCGGCGCCGGCGGGCGCATCATCTGCGGCGGCATCCCTGGAGGCGGTGCGCCCATCGGTCCCGGCGGCGGTCCCCCTGGTCCCAGCGGTGTGGGGGCTCCACCCGGCATGGGAGGCGGCCCAGGCAGACCGGGCATCGGCGGGCCTCCAGGCGCACCACCCATCGGCGACGGCAGCGTGCTCGTCGCCCCTTGTCCCATCATCCCCGGCGGCATCATCGTCGGCGTCGGCCGCTGCCCGATCTGCACGGTCTCGGGCTCGCCCTGGCCGTTGATGATCCGCGCGAGCCGGCCGGGTCGCTTGCCGTAGATCGGATACAGCAGGTTGTTGACGATCTGCCCTTCGTAGCGCATCGACCGCCGCAGGTTATTCAAGAAATGCGACGTGCCGTGTTGCGACTGCGCGATCAGGATCGACGCCATCTTGCCGCTGCGGACGCTGCTGTCCTGGTGGCCGATATTCGGGTCCGGCACGCCCGTCGTGCTCTTGATGGCGTTGTCGAACATCTGCACGCTGACGGCGAGGTCGTTGATCGGCGTGTCGACCGGCGTCCGGAAGGGCGGCGGCGCCGGATTGCCCATCAGGTCCGTCGTCTTGTAGGGCAGCGCCGGCAGCGTGCGCGTCGTCGCCGCCTGATACCACGCGCGATAGACTTCCCACGTCCCCTCGGCCACCATCCACGGCGGAATCGGCGTCAGGCCCACCGTCTCGACAAGTTTCGAGACCATCGAGTTGTAGCCCTGGTTGCTATCGCGCGCCGGCCGCACCATACCCTCGGCCCGCCGCTCCTGATCGTAGGGGTGGAGTTCCTCGCCAAGCACTTTCACGATCGGAATGTCCGGCCCACCCCAGTCGGTCTCATCGAGCTTCTGCACGCCGTCGATCTTCGCGAATTTGATCACTTTCTCGCTGACCTTCCGCGTGTCGATCGGGGCCACGTCGTCGTCATCAGGGCGCTCGTCCTGCCACACGAACGTCCCGTCCGGCATCGTGCATAGCGTGCGCGCTTTGTGCTCCGTATACCAATAATCCACGACGCGCACGCTCTTGGTGAGCTCGTTCGTGTTACTGAACCACCCCGGCGCCTCGTCGCCGAGCGCCCGCCACTCCATGTCACTGAGGGTCGCCGCGCGGGCCACGCGGTTTTTGCCGAATTCGCGCTCGTAATCCGTAATCGGCATGTCGACCCCGACGAAGCCCCATCCGGCATCGCTGCCGTCGGGCTGTTCGTGCGCCGGATCAAGCAACACACACGCCTGGTTGTAATACCGATGGATGTAGACCTCCTGATCCATCGTTTTGCCCGGCAAGTAGCGCGTCATCACGCCGTAATAGCCGCGACCGGCGATGGCCGCGCGCGACGCGGCCCAGAGCCGCGCATCGGTCGCTTCCGGCGCGCGTTGAATCCCGCGCACCAGGCCTTCGCGCACGTCAATCTCGCGGTCGCGGGCGGCATTCGGCGTCGCGAGCGGCCCGAAATCATCCGCCGCCGCAATCGTGACCGTAAACTCCGCGCCCTCTTCCATGTTGAGGACTTGTCGAACCGGCTCCCTCACCTTATTGATGGTGAGGGTGGGACGCTCAGGAGTGGGCGGCAAATTCCCGAGCGCCTGCTGCCCCTGGCGCTGCATCTTCGCTTCTGCTCCCCACTGGTCACCAGAATAGAAGCGCAGGTCATCGAGCTCGCGCTTGCGCTGCTCGAGATCCGCTTGCTCGGCCTGGCTGAAGCGGTCGCGCGCCAATTTGATGAAATCGTCGTCGGCTTTACTCATCGGCCACCCACTAACCAGCGCAGGCGCTGCCACACGGAGAGGTCTTTCGGGAGCAGCCCGCGCTGCACGGTCTGCAGCGTGGCGAGGTGATCGTCGTGGATCATCGTCAACCCCTCGAGAATCACGACGCGCGTCTCGAGCCGGCGCAGTTCTTCGGCGCACGTCTGCCGCGCGTCGGCGATGCGCTCTTCACTGCCGTGCGCGTGCCGCTCAAGCGCCGTCAACCGCTCGTCCACATGCTCGAGGCGCGCGGTGGAGGCATTGAGATTGGGCAGAATCTGGTGATTGATCGCGTTGGTCTGCGCGTCGATGATGTCGATCGCGTCGGCGCCGACGGTGCGCCGCACCTCACGCCGCAGCGCGCGGGCGGCGCGGCCGTTCACGCCGGCCACCGGTAGTCGTAGTCGCGCCGGATGCGCTCGACATCGAATGTGCAGATCGCCGACGCGGCGCTGATGGTGCCGACGCCGAGCCGCGCCAGGAACGTGCGTCGGTCCATCCGCACGCGGTCGTTCATTGCTCGCTCATCGCCGCGCCGCGGCTGTTCATGCCCGCGTCTCACACATCACTTCGCACCGCGCACTCTCCCGACCGCTCGGCGGCTCAGCCTGCCGAATCACCCGCACCCCCGACGGCAGCGTCTCCACCCGCGCGCCGAGATACGCAACCGCAATCGCCACGACGCGGCGGTTCGAGACCGCCTCGAGCACCATCGCTTCCGCGCGATCCTGTGCGTCCGATCGCTGCGGATCGAACGGCACCGAGATCAGGGTGAGGCCTGACGTCATCCGCGCGCCTCACACAGCACCTCGCACCGCCCGATGTGACGCCCAGTTGAGTGATCGTATTGAATGACCACGCGCACACCGGACGGCAGTTCTTGAGACGTCGCGCCGAGCAGCGCGACAGGATTCGGCACGATCCGGCGTCCCGCCACCGCGTCCAACACCATCGCTTCGGCACGATCTTGCGCAGCGGGCGTCTGCGGATCGAACAGGACGGAGAGTTGCGTCAGGGCCGGCGTCATCCGCGCTTCGCTTTCAGCCGCGCCGCGTAGCTGCTCGCGTGCTCCGGCTTGCCCTTCATCGGGCCGCTGGCGAAATCGGAGAGTTGCGTTTTCGTCATCGCCTGCCGCAGCTGCTTGGCTTTCGGAAACGTCGCGCCGTGCTCGGCGGCGGCCATCAATCGCTGCTGCGCTTTACTCGTGGCCGGCATCAGTGCGCCTCCGCGCGCCACTCGTCGGCGTTCAGGTGCGCGCCCTGGTGCCCCTCGACCATCACGCACCGCCCGCCCATCACCACCGCGTCACACTGCGGCACCGGCGTCACCTCGCCGGCAGACGATCCAGGCGCTGGCTTTGACGGTGGCAGCGGCGGCGGATTCAACATCTGCGGCGTGAGCGCGCCGCCGGCCGTGGGCGACAGCGGCGCCTGATATGGTCCCCAGACCGCGGCCCCTAGCGTGAGCGTCGCCGGGTCCACGCGCGCGAGTTCGTCCAACCGTGCGTCAATCTCGCGGATATCCATCGCGGCATCGGCCACGCCGTGCTGATCGCCCGCGTCCAGCTTCATCCGCGCATACGCCACCAACTGCGCCTTCTGCTGCTCGAGCGCCGCGCGTCGGTCCTCACTCATATCAGCTCCCAGTTTGGCCGCATTCTACACCCGCCTCATGCACAGCCCGCGTGGTAGGCTGGACCCCGATGGCCGACAAGCCGATTCACGACGTGCTGCACGAGCTCGCCGCGACCGCCGACTATCTGCGCGAGAACGGACGGCTGATGCGCGAAACGTCCGAACGGATCGCCGAGATTGCCGACCGCCTCGAGAAAAGCAACGTGTTTTCCCAGCGCGTGCTCGAGCATATCGACAAGGCCATTAACGCCGCGCTCCGCATCGAGGACGGCCCGACGCCCGACGCCTAACGTCGCCCTCACGCCTGCCACGACGCCGCCGGTAACCATCGCCCCGCCGTCGTCTGGTCCCCCCGCGGCGCCACCGGCAGCGCAAACGTCAACGCCAACGCATCCGCATCGTCCGGCGACGCCACCCCCCGCTTCCCCATCGATTCCTTCGACTCCAACACCAATTTGTTGTTCCGCAAGTGAAACCCCGGCCCCGCCAGGTCCAGCGCCAACCGCCCCTTCGCGTCCATCCCCCGCGTATCAATCGCCCCCCGCGTCAACCACTCCTTCATCCGCCGCCACATCGTCGCCCGCAAATTCCCGTCGCCCTTCTCAATCGTCGGCCCGCCGAAATTCACCTCGAACACCTGCTGAAACCCCAACCCCCGCAACCGCACGACCACCGCGGCGCCAAACGCGCTGTCGATAAACACCGCATCGGGCGCGTGCGTCCGGATCGCCTCCACCAACGTCGCCACCACCAACGCCCGGTCATCCGCCGCCGTCTGCGCCCCGCTCAACCGCAGCGCCGGCACCGACCGCGCATCCAACCCGCGCCGAAACCGCCCCACCGTCCACGCCGACCCGCCCCCGCTGACATCCACGCCCAGAATCAACGGCTCCCCCGCCAACGGCTGCACCGCGTTCGTCTGCGCCGCCGCAATCCGCCCGCTGTCAATGAACTGCGTCTCGTCCGCCCGCGGCGGCACCCCCCGCACATGCACCCGAAAAAAATCCTCGTCCTCGTCCCCGCCGGCATCCTCGAGCCACTCCGCAATGAACGCCGGATTCGGCATCCGACACGTCCGCGCATCCACCACCCGCGTCGTCCACCGATCCCGCCCGCTCCCGAACACCGCCCGCCACGCATACCCCGTCGTCCGCGTCGGATTGAAAAACATGAACATCATCGGCTCGCCATCCGTCAACCCGCCCTCCGCGGCTTTGAAAATGGCGTCGTCAATCCCGGAGGCCTCATCGAAAATCATGAAGCTGGTCGACGTCGCGTTATGCTGGCCTTGAAAGGCTTCGCTGTTCTCCGGCGCACACGACGCCGGCGTCACCTTCCACGATTCCCGATACCCCTTCCGATACAGCACCTGCGAATTAATCTCAAACCAGTGGCCGGTAATACACCGCTGCGTCCACGTCCGAATCGCCGCCCACGTCTTCTCGCTCAACTGGTCGTTCGTGTTCGCCGTCACCGTCCCAATCGCCCCACGCCGCGTGCTCATAATCCAATCCACTAACCACGCCGTCATCGCCCCCTTCCCCACCCCGCGCCCGCTACTCACCGCCACCCGAATCGGCAGCACCGCCGTGTGCCCGTCAAACCGCCGCGCCCGCACCTGCCGCCCAATCTCCTCCAGCAACTCCGCCTGCCACACGTCCGGCCCCCGATACGCCTCCAGCACCCCAGGCCGCCCCCACGGATACGCCCGCCGCACAAACCCCAACGGATCCCCAGCCACCGCCGCCATCGCCTCGTGCAGCTCCCGCTCCACATCCCGCCCAACTGCCTCCATCACCCCTCCACAGGCCCGCCACGCCACGACCGCCGACCCCGCCAGGCCCGAGGCCGACCAGACGCCCGGACGCGTCCTAGGCGATATTCACGGATGAGCTTCTCCCAGCCCCCCCACCACGCTGCGGATGAGCTTCTTCCCAGATACGCCCGCCGGTGGGTGGTGGGGAGGGACCCAGACCGAAATCGCGCAGGCTGGAGGTCCCAGCCCCCCCCCGCCGGCCGGGGGTCGTTTGTGCCAGGCCTCACCCTGTGACGGCCGTGCGTGGTTGGCATGGTTGATGCCCACAATTCCTTCATTTCCTTTAGAATCAACGACTTGCAGGTTAACATAACGTGACGTATCGGACTCAGGGTTAATCCTTAGGGATTTCAGTGGGCGTGAGAGGCAGAACCGTCTCTTCCACAACATCTTGTGGTGCCTCGATCTGTGCTTGGGCGAGGCGATTCGCCACCTTCCAGCTGTCCAACCGCGCCAGGAGCTCTTCGCTGTTGTGGATGATCACTTCCTGCTCCTGCTCCTTCGGCTTGTCGATCGCGCGGTTCATCAGGTCCGTAAAGGCCGCTGTCGAGGGGTCTTTCTCCCAGACTTCGACGCCGAGGGCGCCGGCTGCGAGCTCCTCTGGCCCGATGCGCCTGAATTTGCCGCTGTCATCGCGCGCCACGAGGTAGCGCAACCCCTTTGCCTGCGCGATTTGCGCGTCAATCATCGCCGCCATGTCGTCCATGATGCGGGCGCGCACCAGATCGCGGGCGATCCGCTTCGATATCAGCCCGTTCTTTGGCTGCGTAAAGCCGAGCGACTCCCACGCGAGTTTCTCGGGATCACTTTCGCCCCCGTTCGGACCTGGGGACGCGGGAAGGTGCGCGTCGGCCTTCCTATTCAGGGCCTCGTGGTCGCGCGTCGGCTGTTCCCACCGTTCTCGGTTCTCACGTGTTTCCATATACATACCTACTCCGTATCACCATGGTATGAAAAAGGTAGGAACAGAGAGAACAGAGAGAACAAAGGCCGCGAATATTGACGCAAATCGTTCCCACCGTTCCCACTGTTCCCACCTCCAACCACGTTATTTGTCCTCTTTTGACCACACCCAGGTGGGGATATTAGCGAGGCGGGCGCGTTTCCGTGTCCACCTCGCGAGTTTGAGGATGCGGGCGACGCGCATCTGGTCGGCCTTGGTGGCGCGGTCGATGGGGATGTGGAGGGGGCCGGCGAGGATGTCTTTCAGTTGGAGACTTTCGCCCCCCTTGCATTGGCGGGCGGCCCACTGGAGGATCGGCAGCGTCCATTCGTCGTGGTGCTGCCGCTCGCCTTGGACGGTGGTGGTGGCGGGGGGCATGTCCCACCAGGTGGCGCCGGCGTCGACGGCGGCGACGGCTTCGGCGAAGAGTTGGGGGCGGTCGGCGGTGAGGGCGGGGAGGTCGATGGTGCCGCAGCGAATGGGCCAGAAGCGCCGGAGGCCGGTCTCATCCGTGCCCCACTCGTCACTATTCGTCGTGCCGGCCATGACCGTCTGACGCTGGAAGCGCACGACGGCGCGCCCATACGTTGGGCGATAGTCGTCGTGCGGCGCCGACAACATATTCTTCACACTGGTGACGTCGGCCTTGGAGAAACTCTGGAGCTCGGCGATCTCGAGGAGCCAGACGCCGCGCAGGCCTTGCAGGAAATCTTTACTCCCGACCGTGGCGTGCGCGATGGAATACCAGGCACCACCGAGCACCTGGAGGGCGCTGGATTTCTTGATGCCTTGGGCGCCCTCAAACACCGGCATCGTATCCAGCTTGCAGCCAGGCGTGAGAATGCGCGCGGCGAGGCCGATGAAAAAGTTCGTGCTGGCGCTGAGCGTATAGAGGTCGTCGTCGGCGCCCCAGTAGCGCGTGAAGGCTTGCTCGAGGCGCGGCGTGCCATCCCAGACGAGACTGCGCAGCCAGTCGCGGACGACGTGCGTCGTGCGCTGGCGGGCGACGAGGCGCACGGCGGCGGCCACGGTGCGTTCCTGAATGTTGACGAGGCCGGTCTGGTCCTGCATGTAGACGGCGAGGCGGGTGTCGTCATCATCGCGCCAGGGGCGTGGCGCGGAGGCGCGGACCTGCACCTGGTCGAGAAAATCATCACGCCAGATGGTGTCGGGGCCGAGGGTTGGGTCGTGTTGGAGGACGCGCACGGCGTTGGTGAGATTCGGGCGCGGGCCTTTTTCGGAGCAATCGAGGATGGCGAGCCAGTTGGGCGCCGTCATGCGTCATCGCGATTCGCGGGCGACGGGTCGACGGGAGACACGGGAGCAATCGGGATGGAAACGGGAGCAACGGGAGAAACCGGGCGCCCGCGCGTGGCCTTGCCGCCCTTGGCGCCGGCGACGGCGGCTTCGGCCTTCGTCCATTCGTGGGCGGTGCCTTGAACGTGCGCGGCGACGCCACCCTGCCGCGCGCGGGCTACACGGACGTCGGTCGGGAGCAATGCAAAGCCACGGCGTGCGGTCATGCCGTCGTCTCCAGGGTGCCGAGGTGTAAGCGGCGCGCGACGGTGGCGAGGAGGAGCGCGTCGGCCGTCGCGAGCGTGATTTTAACGCTCGGATACAGCTGCTGCGCGCGGGTTTTTAACCGCTGTTTATCGCCGCCGCTAAGGCCGCCGAGGAGGCGCTGCCAGCGTTGCGGCAGGAGCTCCTCGAACGGAATCTTGGCGGCGGTCAGCGCCATGCGACAGCGGCCGTAACCCGCGCCGAAGGTGAAGGCACTGGTCACGCCCATTTGCGGACTCGAGTGAACTTTTTCGAGCACGGCGCGCGTCTCGGTGGTCGGCAAGAGGGCACAGAGGTCCGCGTCGGTCGCCGGCATCTTCACGGCCCAGAGGCAGCGGCCCTCGTCGTCCACGAGCGCGAGGCCGCCGCTGACGCCGACGTCGATGCCGAGATAGTTCATATTTCAATCTCGGCGTAGTCCACCGGCTCCAGCACGACGCGCGGCGCCGGCCCCTCACACGCCTCACACCGCACCAGCACGCGCGCGACGCCGGCAATCACGAGCTCGCACAGCGGCGTGCCTGGCGGCAGCACCCGGTCGCAGCCGCCACAGCGCACGCCGAACGTGCCGAACGGGACGCGCGTCCAGGCCTTCATGCGCTCACCTTCAGGCAATCCATCGAATTTTCTGTTGCAGGGGATAGCTATCCGTCGCCGCCGGCCGCGCCGCGCATCGCCAGCCGCCGCCCGCGCTGATGCCGTCGCGCGTCCAGCCGGCACCGCGGAGACTGGCCCCGTTCTCATCGATGAGCGTGTAGGTGATCACCTTGCGATACCCCATTGCTTGCGCCGCACGTTTCGCGGCGCCGTAAAGAAACGAACACGCATTGCGCGTCCCGTCAGTCGCCACGCGAATCACTTCCGCCGTCACGCCGTCATCTAGTGCCCGCGACACCGGTCGTCCCACGATAGCCACGCCACAGAGCACCCCCCCCCGTTCGACGGAGAGCGCAAATTTGCCGCCTTGTGGCGCCTCGTGGTGCCGATGCCACTGCGTCACGATCAGCCGCGCATCGTGCAGACTGATCGGTCGCAGCACCAACGGCGTCTCGCCCATTACCACGTCTTCGGCGACCAGCCGAGTTCTTCCTGGCGCACCGGCGCTTCTGTGCCCGCCGTCGTGCGCAGCCGCGCCGCCCACCCGCGGGCCCGCGCCGCCGATCGCTTGTCGTAAAAACTCTTCGGTCTGCCCTTCGCATCGACCGCGTTCTCGGCGTCGTTCTTTTTCGCGAAGTAGTCGTAGACGAGCGCCAGCTGCTCAAGGAACGCCGGCGGGCAGAGCGACATGCGCGTGCCCTTGAAGTCGTCGCCGCTCCAGTCGCGGGGCTTCACCTTCACGAGCTCGTCGGCGTCGGGCAGGTCGAGCTCGGTGTCGCCGGCGTGGACCGGCGCCGCGGCGCCGACCGTGACACCGGCCGCCTTGCGCGCGAGGCCGACGAGCGCATCGAGGCTGCGGTCGATGTTCTCGAGCGTCACGAGCACGGCGCCACGCCACTGCGCGGCCATCTCCGTATCCGTCAAGGGTCACCTCCTACCGCCAGCGTTTCCCGATCAGGCCGAGCGCCCAGAGCCCGACGACGATCGCGATCAGCACCCACGCCGCCGTGGTCACGCTCATCGCGCGGCGCTCAGCGCCGAATCGGCAGCAGCGGCACGTCGCCGACGAACATGCGGAGCAACCAGAGCACCACGACCAGAATCACCACCACGCGAATCACCGTCTTGATCCCCGCGTCCATGGGAATCTGCGTCTCGACCAGCCACAACAACACGCCGACGATCACGAGGATCACGACTAGTTCGATGAGCCCCATCGCTTCGGCCTCCCTTTTAATTACTTGCCCCGCAGCGCAATCGCGGCATTCGCCGTCATCACGCACTCCCGCAGCTTCCGCAGCGCGGCGGATTGGTCGGCGCAGACCGGCGTCAACTCGATGAGCGTCACCGAGAAGTCGTAGGCAGCGTTCCGTAGCTTCTCGTAAGTGATCTGCTGGTCGGCGTCAGGCGCGTGGTAGGTAAAGATGTCTCTAAGTTGTGTGAGTTGCTCGTGCGTGATTGTTGGCATAGGCTCCTCAGTTCCTAATCAAATTCTTCGGCGGCATAGAGGCCGTCGAGCACATCGGGATACACTAGGCGCGCGAGCTTCGTCGCCGCACGGGCGACACACATATCGGCAGGATGTTTGCCCCAGGCGCTCGTCGCAAACTTCGCCGGCTCCTTCGACCAGGCCTGCCGCGCCTCCTCGATCGTGAACGTCAGCACCGTATCGGTGGGGTCGCCGTCGCGGCGCGTCACGAACGTGGCGTGGTCGGGCGCGCGTTCGGTGCAGCGGAAATACTGCGCCTTGCCGGATTTGAGGATCAGCGCGTGGATGGCGCCGGCGCTCAACGTCGGCTTGCCTTCGATGATGTGAAACGCGCGCAGACTCGCCATCGCCTGGAAGCCGAGCTCGCGGCCGGCGAGCACGGTGGCGAGCACCGCTTGCGGCGTGCCGTAGGCGCTGAACAACCGCGACTGAAACATCCACGTCGAGAGCTCTTTGGCCTCGGTGATGTCTTGCGGCTCGAGTTGCCGCTCGAACGCTAGCCCCGCACTGTCTCGTCGCACCATCGCGCGAGGTGGGTCTGGATGATCACCATTTGCCGCTGGTGCAGTTCGAGGAGGCTGCACACCAAGAGCAGGAGCACCTCCTCCCGCGTCAGCAGGCCCGTCTCCGCGACCAGCACCGCGCTCTGCGCCATCGGCTCCGTCCGCGCCAGCGCTTTCAGGTCGTCCCACGTCTTCATGCGTCTCCTCCGGCATCAGCGTCTCCATCGCAAACGCGATATCGTCGTCGGCGCCGAACGCCGCGGCGTCCGCCGGCACGCGCGTCTGGAAAATCTCCGCGAACGGAATCGGGGCATCGGTGCGCAGGCGGATCAACGACCGCGCCGTCTCGAAGCGCGAGGGCTCACCCGAGAAAAAGTCGATCAACGATTTCCCGATGGCCGGCGTGAGCGACGCCTCGCCGCATTCAATCGCCGCCCACAGATCCTCAAGCGTGCCGTAGGTTCCGAGCAACTTCGCCGCGGTCACGGCGCCAATCCGATCCGCGCCCTGGACGTTGTCGCTTTTGTCGCCGACGAGGGTTAAAAAATCGCAGAACTGAGTCGGGTGGACCCCGAACTTTTCGACCACTGCCGCCGCGTCATAGGTGCGTTCGGTGGCGGTGCCGAGCGCCGGCCGAAAGACGTGCACGCGGTCGCAGACGAGCTGTAGTAAATCTTTGTCGGCCGAGATGATCAGCACGTCGGCGCCGTCGCTGTCGGGCGGCTGCGCGGCGGCGACCGCCGTCGCGATCAAGTCGTCCGCTTCAAAACCGCGCGCCGCCCAGATCGGAAACCCGTCACCGCGCAGGATGTCGATCGCGACGTTGCCCTGGTGATACAAGGCCGCATCGCGTTCGGCGGGTCGGTTCGCTTTGTAGTCCGTGCTGATCTCCGCGCGAAACGATTTGCCGCTATCACAACAAATCGCGACATGCGGATGGGCGCTCGCGAGCGCGCGAATTTTCGCGACGACCTGCGTGCTCGTGGCATTCGGGTCGGAGTCCGTGCTCGCGAGCGCCCACGTCGGATGCAGGATCGAACTGAAATCAAGCAACACCAAGCGATCACTCATAGGTCAATCCAATCGAGCCACACCTTGCCGTGCCCTTCCATAGCGAGCCTTACCTCGCCTCGCCATGCCGCGCCCAACCCCGCCTCACCTACTCCATGCCCTACCAGTCCCGAGCCATCCCCGCCACATCCAGCCTTGCCGTGCCGAGCCATACCCAACCTCACCCGACCAGACCGCGCCGCCGCCACACCGGGCCACACCCGACCACGCCCAACAACTCCACATCCGGCCTTACCCCGCCTGACCAAAACTCACCACGCCACGCCGCGCCAGACCGCGCCCAACCGGACCGCACCCGACATCGGCCCGCCTCGCCATTCCAGGGCACGCCATGCCAAAGCTCGCCAAGGCCGTGCCACGCCTGACCACTCAGCGCCCGTCCAGACCTCGCCCCACCCTCACCCCGCCCTGCCCCGCCGCACCTAGCCGAACCACGGCTAACCTTGCCGAACCAGACCTGATGACTAATCCGGCACGACGATCTCGAACTGTTGAATCGCGAACCGTCCGTATGTCGGCCTGAAATCCGCCAGCCCGATCAACCGCCCCGCATTCACAAGCACATCCTGCAAGGCATCGGGTGGGATGTATTCCGGCAGATTCACCATCAACTGAATTTCCACGGACCATCCCGTGCGCATCGCGGGCCGGACGCGCGTCACACCGTTGCGCTGAATCATCACGCGCCGCCGATCTTCGTAATCCCAATCGCGGGCACCGAGCGAGGCCAGCGGCGTCAGGCACACAACGCCCGCCTTAAAGAGATCCATCGCGCTCTTCCTGGGTGACCGCGGATCCTGACGAAACTTCGCGGCATGGATCACCGCCTGCCGCAGATACTCACCAGGAAGCGCCAATTCGCCGGCGTCGTCGCGATAGACGTAACTCTCGAGGTCATCGGACTTCTTCGCCTTCGATCCCTTCGCGGCCCGCGCCTTCGTCGCAACGCCTTCAACATTCCAGCGATGGAAGAGGAG